TCAGCTACAGCCATGGTGCTCCGTTCGCTGGATCAGGTAGGCCCGCTCGGCTGGTTCCAGCGACGCGAGACGGGCACGGAGGGTAGGGACGTCGACCCAGAGCAGATCGGCGGCCTCGTGTGGCTCCTGGGACCACGCCAGCGCATCGCCCAGCGCGCAGAGCGAGATCAGCCGGCGGGCCACCACCTCGTCGATCGAAGCTTCCTCGCGGGCAGCGAGGACTGGATCCGCAGGCAGTGGACCGCGGGCCACGTGCTCGAGCTCGTGCGCGAGGGTGCAGCGCCGCTCAGCCTGCAGGAGGCGCTTGTCGAGGACGATGACGCGCGCGTTGTGGTGAGTGATGCCGACCAGGTCTACGGGTAGATGCGCCCAGCCGATCAGCCAGTCGCCAAGCTCCCGCAGCCTCCCCCAAGGATGTTCCATGCCGCCATCGTGGCGGGGAGGTACGACAAGCCGCCTCAACCCTCGCTGTGGGCGACGGTTGCACCTAGAGCGGCGGGTCGCCAGATCCAGCGTGACCGTGATGATCAGCCAGTGCGGAGGACTCCGCGGGTGCGCCGCCAGTCAAGGATCAGGGAGCCAACGAGGGCTGCGCAGAGCACCAGCGCGAACCAGCGCGGGGCATAGTAGCCAGTGGGACCCACGGAGAGCATGAGCAGGAACGTCCGTGTCGAGACGACGACGAACGCGCCGCTAATCAGCGGCGTCTTGGTCTCCTGGCGGCAACTCATCCTGCTCAGCTCCTGGCTCGTGGCCGATGACCTTCTCGATGAAGTGCCGAACCTTCGCTTCGTCACCCTCATCAGTTTCGACCCACTCGCGGCGAACCGCGAGCCGAAATACGTCGTTCACGCCGACCCGAACGTGCCCAGTGGCGACGCTCTGCAAGAACTCTCTGTCCTCTATGGTAGCCGAGAGGGATCCGTCCGGCGTGATCATCCGCCACGTCTTTGCCGGGTCGAAAGCTACGGTATCGGGCCATGCTGACACTTCGAATCGTCGGTCCCGCGGCTCCGCGCTTGGGGGTTCGCTGAGTCGTTCCGCATCCACGGCCTCGACCTTGAGAGGCTCGGCGTCAGCCGCCTTGACCGTCAACGATCTGGCCCCGCTTCGAAGGGGCGCGGCGATCCGCCCAAGCGCTTTACGCGCACGCTTGTTGTTCCAAAGGCGCCACTCCTCCTGCGTGAAATGGACCACCTCACCGCCGAGGAACACAACCTCCCACGTGTCATGCTCCGCCACGTAGGTGGCCGCCTTCACGCGTTTCCTCATGTGCATCCAGTAGAACCTGAAGGCGTAGGCGACGGCAGCCCCGATGCCAGGACCGGTCAACACTTCGACGAGTGCGACGATGTCGAAGGAGCCCGTCTCTGTCGCCTGCACTTTGACCCGAACCTTTGACTTGCCGTCGGACGCTGCGGCGGCAACGCCATCTGCGAAGTCGGCCATGCCCTGGAGGGCGCTGGCCAGCTCTCGCGCCGACATCTCCCCTTCGTACTCGTCGCCGTCGTACTTGACGCTGAACTCAGACTCCTCAACGACTGGCGTGTCGTCGACAGGTATCAGTGGGTTGTTCATGCCGGATCCGTTCCCCCAAGATCTTGTGATTCCTCGCCCAGCGCGTCGGCCTCTGCCTGCATCTGCTTCCCCCTTGACCGGGTCCTCCGGGCGGCCAGCGCCACGTCGTCGGGTGACGTCACCGGGAGAGGCTCGTCGCCCTCCCCCTCAGGTGCTATTGGTGTGGCGATGTCGAGTTCGTTCGACCAGGCGTAGTCAACGGGAGGACCCTCGATGGGCGTCACCGCCGCCTTGGCGCTCTTCTGAGCCGAGTCGACCAGACCATGGGAACCTCCTGTCATCCTGCGGCGGACTTCCTCGATGAGGTCGTCGTCGCTGAGCGTTGCCAGTGAGGGTGGCGCCGTGGGCTGCTCCCCCGCCTCGTCGGCGGTGAGGAAGCCGGCCGCGACGAACGCTTCCAGCACTGGCCTTCTGAATGCCCTGGCGAACTTGGCTGCTGTCTGAGGGTCCGGGAGGGAACCCAGGGAGAACCAGCGGCCGACGCTCGCCCCAGTGATGCCGATCCTTCGGCCGATCTCCGCGTGAGGGGTCTCGGTTGCGACGGTCCGCACGAACTGGGTCCAGGTCACGCCTTCAACGGTAGGCCTATGTGCGTTCACGTACGGATTGTGCCACGTCGTTACGTATAGGTAACGCCCTAGTCAGAAGTTACAGCGCTGTGCTTCCGCTAGTCCCGCCCGCAGCGAGCCCCTCGCGGGGGATCACCGTTATCGGATCGTTATATTCCTTGGCTTGCGTGTACGTACGCGTTAGGCGTAACGTACGGGGCATGCCCAAACAACACCCCGACCTAGAGGTCCAGTGGGACCGAGTCCAGGTCATGCGGCAACTGCGTGACCTCCAGGACGACCGAGCCCTGATCACCGCCATGGGGATGTCGCACGCCAGCTACTCCCGCGTGAAGTCCGGCAAGCAGCGGCCCGGGACGCGGTTCATCGCCGCCCTCTGCGTCGCTCTCAACGTCAACGTCAATGACATCTGCGTCATCGACGAGACCGGGCACCCTCGCACCGCCAAGGCCGCCTGACCCCACAAGAAAACCGGCCCCCGCCTGCAGCAACAGACGAGGGCCAAGAACGAGACGAAAGGAAAATCTCGTGAGCAATCTTACCCCGTTCACCTTCGAGGGGAACCAGATGCGGTTCGTCGGCGAATGCGTCGTCGCGGCCGACCTGGCCAAGGCCCTCGGCTACCGCGAGGCGTACGACCTGACCCGGACCCTTGACGACGACGAGAAGGGTCCGCAGATCGTGCGGACCCCTGGCGGCGACCAGGAGATGACCGTCGTCTCCGAGGCCGGCTTCTACCGCGCATGCCTGAACCGACAGGCCGGATACATCAAGGACGCCGCCGCCCGCGAGTTCGTGAAGCGGCTGCAGCGCTGGGTGGTCGCCGACGTCCTCCCCTCGATCCGGAAGCGCGGCATGTACGCCACCGCTTCCACCGTCGAGGCGATGCTCGCGGACCCTGACACCGCGATCCGGCTCCTGAGCGAGTTGAAGGAGGAACGTGCCCAGCGGGCCCAGCTTGAGGCCCGCGCCGAGGCCGACCGGCCGAAGGTGATCTTCGCTGACGCGGTGGCCGCATCCAAGACGAGCATCCTCGTCGGCGACCTGGCGAAGATGCTCCGCGACAACGGCATCGAGACCGGCGCCGTGCGGCTGTTCAAGTGGATGCGCGCCAACGGGTTCCTCATCGCCCGCAACGGCACCGACTACAACCGGCCCACGCAGCGCGCCATCGAGCTGGGCGTCCTCGAGATCAAGGAGACCGTCGTCGTCCACTCCGACGGCCACACGTCGATCAGCATCACCCCGAAGGTGACCGGCAAGGGCCAGGGCTACTTCATCGCACGCTTCCTCGACGGGCGCTTCTCCGTGGACGGTGCCGCATGATCACCGCGATCGAGTACCGCTTGCAGTGCGACAACGGCGCCGACTGCGCCGCCCGTCACCGTCGCCGCGACGTCGACGAGGCCGACTGGCAGGTGATCCCGGCCAGGTCGGGTGCCATCGCCCGCGACCAGGCCAAGAAGGTCGGCTGGGTCCGGCGCGGCGTCAAGCTCCCCGGCGGGCTGCGCGAGGTCCGCGACCTCTGCCCCGAATGCGCGGCCAAGCCATGACCGAGCTGACCGCCGCCGAGGCCGCGCAGCTGCTGCGCGTCGACATCAAGACCGTCCGCAAGATGTGGCGCGCCACGATCCTGCGGGGCCGCATGCAGACCACGATCGGGGGACGCTCCCGCCGGCTGCTGATCGACCGGGCCTCCGTCGAGAAGCGTCTCGCGGACGAGGCCCGCACCCCCCTCGACCTGGCCCGCCGCGGCCTCCCGGCTGCGTGACCGCCATGGACCTGTGGATCGACCGCGCCATCAACGCCACCCTCGCCACCGTCGCTGGGCGCATCGCCTGGCTGCTGGCCACCCTCACCGTCACCATCGCCTGCTGCTGGCTCCTCGCCGTAGCCATCTGAAAGGACCCATCTATGCCTCGCCGCACCCGCTCCCGCCGCTTCGTCGGCCGCGTCCTCGACCTGCTCGCCCCCCGCGCTGCTGCCCGCCGCGCGTTCCCTGACCCGCTGCCCCACCCCGCCCCGTGGGCCCGCGTCGACCTCGCCTGGGGTCCTGCGCAGCGGGAGGTGCTCCGATGAGCACCGCCATCGTCAACGCCATGCAGCACACCGACGCCGCGGCCCGCGACATGCGCAACGCCGCCGAGCTGCAACACCCCGCCGACGTCCAGTTCTCGATGGGGTCCGCGCAGATCAACGCGCTGCTGGCGATCAACGCGAACCTCGCCGTCATCGCAGCCCAGCTCAAGCGGCTGGTGGACGAGTCGTGAGCGGCGACACGGTGCCCGTCGACACCATCAACCGCGCCATCGACGGCGACCTGGACTCCCTGATCGTGGCCGTCAGAGCGTTGGAGATCCCCCTCAAGCACGAGCTGGCGCTCAAGTACCTCACGGAGTTGCAGCAGCTGCGCGCCGAGGTCGAGGCGCTGAGGGCCGCATGATGACGGCCGCGCTGGAAGTCCTCGGCTGGATCGCCGTCGCAGCGATCGCCGCCGGCATCGTCATCCTGGTCGCCTTCATCGCCACCGCGGTGTTCAAGGCAGTGCGCGACGGACTCCGTGGCCACGACGACACCCTCGGCGACTCGGACCTCGCGGCCCTCGACTGCGGGCATCGCATCCTGGACCGCATCCCAGACCCGGGGGAAGAGGTGTGGCTGCGGATCAGGCGCTGCTCCACGCATCCCGACGAGCAGCACGTCGACATCCACGTCCTCCCCACCCTCAGGGAGAGCAGATGAGCACCCGCTGTATCTCCTGCGGCGAATCGACCCGCCACATGCGCGACGTTGAAGCCGCCCTCGTCGAGACCCACGAGATGTGCATCGTCTGCCGCAGCTCCGACCTCGCCGAGCGCGTCGCATACATCCGTGCCGAACTCCGCGACCTGGCCCTCGACACCGACCCCGCCTCCGGGCTGATCCCCGACGCACTGGAGGCAGACATCAACCAGCTCATGGCTGTGCTCAAGGAGTCGGTCAGATGAGCACCCAGATCAACGAGAAGGACACCATGACAACCACCACCCGGCCCGGACTCAAGGTCGTTCGCCTGACCGCCGAGAACGTGAAGCGCCTCAAGGCTGTCGAGATCACCCCCGACCAGACGATGCAGATCATCACCGGCCGCAACGCTCAGGGCAAGACCTCCGTCCTCGACGCGATCTGGCTTGCCCTCGGCGGCGGCTCGGCCGCGAAGGGCACCACCCGCCCCATCCGCGACGGCGAGACCAACGCGGCGGTGACCGTCGACCTCGGCGACCTCACCGTCACCCGCACATGGACCGGCGACAAGACCAGCCTTGTCGTCAAGTCCGCCGATGGCGCGAAGTACTCCTCCCCCCAACGGATGCTCGACGACCTCGTGGGCCAACTGTCCTTCGACCCGCTCGCCTTCACCCGCCTGACGGCCCGGGAGCAGCTCGCCGCCCTCCTTGACCTTGTGGACCTCGACGTCGACCTCGACACCCTCGACGCAGAGCGCCGCGACCTGTACGAGCAGCGCGTCGAGATCGGGCGCCACGGGAAGGCCATCGGCGACATCCCCGCCATCGACGAGACGCTCCCCACCGCAGAGGTGTCGGCGTCGGCGATCATCGCGGAGCTACGCGAGGCGGAGGAGTCCAACCGGCTCCGCAGGCTCGCAGAATCGGACCACGCCGAGGCCGTCGAGTGGGTCGATCGACTCCGGCGCCAGCTCGCCGAAGCGGAAGCCTCCCTCGCCCGCCTCGCCAACACCGTCGCCTCATGCCCCGCCTACGTCGACACGGCCGGGATCGAAGCCCGACTGACGGGCGCCGAGGACACCAACCGCCGCATCCGAGCGAACACCGACGCCCGCGCACTGCTCGCCACCAAGGCCGAGATGCGCGACCGATACGAGGCACTGACCGCCCAGATCGACAGCATCGACCACCGCAAGGCCGAGGCACTGGCCGCCGCCGAGTTCCCCGTGGACGGTCTCGGGTTCGACGAGTCCGGCGTCACCTACCGGGGCGTCCCGTTCGCGCAGGCATCTAGCGCGGAGCAGATCCGGATCTCACTGGCGATGGCCATGGCCCTGAACCCGCGACTGCGCGTGATCCGCATCCTCGACGGGTCCCTCCTGGACGAGGACAGCATGACGGCGATCCGGGACCAGGTCGCCGCGCGCGACTTCCAGGTGTGGATCGAGCGCGTGGCGGATCCGGCCGAGTCGGCTGTCGTGATCGAGGACGGACAGGTGGCCGCGCCATGAGCTGTGACGGCACCGGCACCCTCGGCTGCCGCGGCTGCTCGGTGTGCGCGGACCACCGAAGCGGCGCCCCCGCAACTCACCGCAGCAGCACCTTCCCCTCGCCCGCCCTGCGCACCCCCGAGTGGCTGGCCGAGATGAAGGGCCGCGAGGAGCGCTTGACGCGGGCCCCCGCCGGGCAGCGCTGGGCGCAAACCATCGTCCCCGAACCGGAGTACTGATGCTCACCCTCACCGCCGACGGCCCCATCACGGCCCCAGGGCTGTACCTGATGGACGCCGACACCTACTTCGGCGACCCCGTGCCCTCCGGCTCCCTGTCCAGCACCTGGGCGCGGAAGCTGATGGAGCCTGCTGGCCCCGCGAAGTTCGCCCACGAGCGCCGCAACCCCCAGCCCCCGAAGAAGGTGTTCGACCTCGGCCACGCCGTGCACACCGTGGTCCTCGGTTCCGGCGCAGCCATCGCCCGCATCCCCCAGGAGAAGCTCGCGAAGAACGGGGCCATCTCCACCGACGCCGCGAAGGAGTTCATCACCCAGGCACGCGCCGCCGGCGCCACCCCCCTCAAGCCCGCCGAATACGACCAGATCCTCGCCATGGCCGAATCGATCAAGGCGCACCCCGAAGCCATGAGGGTGCTCGCCGCCGGCGGAACCCAGACAGAAGTGTCCGCGTTCCGCCGCGACCCCCGCACCGGCATGTGGCTCCGCTGCCGCTTCGACGCACTCAGCCCCGCCGGAGTCGGCGACCTCAAGACCTGCGTGGACGCCGACCCGTTCAAGTTCGCACGCCGCACCGCCGTCGACCTGGGCTACTACCAGCAGGCCGACTGGTACCTCGACATGGCCCAAGACCTGAACCTCACAGGCGGACCCTTCCGGTTCGTCCTCGTCGAGAAGACGCCGCCCTACCTCGTGTCCGTCGTCGAATTGTCCGAGGAATACCTGTCCATCGGACACAGCCGCAACCGGGCCGCGATCGACCTGTACGCCAAGTGCCGCGCCGAAGACCAGTGGCCCGGCTACACCGGCGTCACCGTCGTCGACCCACCCAAGTGGCTCCTCAGCGGCGAAGACGACCGACTGTCCGACGACATCGCCGCCGAGCTCGCCGCCTACGCCGACTCCCTCGCAACCCTCTAGCCGTCACAGGAAGGACAACCATCGTGACCACCATTGCCACCCGCCCGCCCGAGAAGAAGACCGTGCTGTCTGAGCTCGAGCGCGTCAAGCCCTACATCCTCGAATCCCTGCCCGATCACGTCACCCCGGAGCGGTTCGCCCGCCTTGCCCTGACGACGCTCCGCAAGAACCCGAAGCTGATGGCCACCGACCCCGACTCCTTCGTGGGCGCCCTGTACACCGCCGCCGCGCTGGGCCTGGAGCCCGAGGTCAACGGCGAGTGCTACCTCGTCCCCTACGGCCGCGAAACCCAGCTGATCATCGGCTACCAGGGCATCGCGAAGCTGTTCTGGAACCACCCGCTGGCCGCCCGACTCTCGGCCGAGTACGTGTGCGAACGCGACGAGTTCGACTTCGACAAGGGCCTCGCCCCGCGACTCCACCATAAGCCCGCCATCGGCGACCGCGGGAAGGTCATCGCCTACTACGCGATCGTCGGGTTGAAGAACGGCGCCGTCTGGTTCGACGTGTTCTCCCCCGAGCAGATCAAGGCGCTGCGCGGGAAGGTGCGCCCCTCGAACATCGCCGACCCCGAGCAGTGGATGAACCGTAAGACGGCGCTGAAGCAGGTGCTGAAGATGGCCCCGAAGTCGACGCAGCTGCACAACGCGGTCGCGTTCGACGAGCAGGCCGGCTCCATCGAGCGCGCCGGCCGCGTGTTCGCCCCGGCGATCGAGGCCCCCGAGACGACCGCACCCGCGGAAGAGGTCATCAAGGCCGAGATCGTCAACGGCGGCTTCGGTGACGCGAACGAGCCGTGGATCGACCCGGTGACGGGAGAGACGGCATGAGCGAGATCAAGCCCGCCACCATCACCTACCAGGGACCCGAGGCCACCGCTGTCCGGGTCACCGAAGACGGGCCCATGCTCATGGTCGACGGCAAGACCGTCCTGGAATGGGGCGACCTCCAACGCCTCGTGACGGTCATCACCGCGGCCGGTGAAGCCTGGACGTCCGGGACCGCCCCGATGCCCACACCCCCCACGCCCGAGGAGGCACGCGAGCTCTACGCCTACCGGAACGACTCCTACATGGCGAAGCGCGCCCAACGCGCCATCGCCCGCGAGTTCAAGGCGGACCCAGATGAGGTGGCGTTCTGATGACCTGGCGCGACCACCTCGCCGGGTTCGACCTGGAGACCGACTCGCCCAACCCTGAGGACGCCCGGATCGTCACGGCCTGCGTCGGCATCGCCAACGCCGGCGGCTGGACCGCCAAGAACTGGCTCCTCCAGCCCGACCGCGACATCCCCGAAGGCGCTACGGCGATCCATGGCATCACGACGGAAATGGCCCGCATCGACGGCACCGACCGCGCCGCCGGACTCAAGGAGATCGCCGCCGCGATCCGCGCAGCCTGGGCGGCCGGCGCCGTCCTCGTCTCCCACAACAGCCCTTATGACCTCACCACCTTGGATCGCGAGCTGAGGCGCGCCGGGCATGGATCGCTGACCATCAGTGGCCCCGTGGTGGACACCCTCGTCCTCGACAAGGCGGTTGATCGCTTCAGGAAGGGCAAGCGCACCCTGACCGCGACAGCCGCGCACTACGGCTTCGAGCTGACCGAGGCCGACGCGCACGGCGCGGAAGCCGACGCCCGCGCCTCCTGCCGCATCGCCTGGTGCATCGCCACCGCCCACCCAGAGGTCGGCCAGATGGACCTCGACGCCCTCACCGAATGGCAACGCGACCAGTACCGCGAGCAGCGCCTGTCCTTCGCCGCCTACCGCCGGAAGCGCGGCGAACCCCTCGACGACGAAACCACCGACTGGCCCATCCGGGCATTCACTGCGCAGCCGTCGGCTGCCTGAAGGAAGGAAACCCATGTCCACTGAACGCCGCTACGTGAACCCGAAAACCGGGGAGGTGATCGACGACCCGGAGATCCGCCCGTTCAGCCAGATCCTGGCCGAGCTCGGGGAAGGCTCCACCTCCGTCGAGCTGTCGCAAGCCATGTGGGACCTGCTGCAGCGGGTGCAGGACACCGGCAAGGCCGGATCCGTGTCCCTCACCATCAACGTCGCCCTGAACGGCGTCGGCCGCGTCGAAGTGAAGGACGAGGTGAAGGTCAAGCTCCCCGAGTACGCACGCCCCACCACGAGCTTCTTCCTCGACCAGCACGGCAACGCGAGTCGCCGCGATCCGAACCAGCCCGAAATCCCGGGCGTCACCCACATCATCACCAGACAGGAAGCCAACTGACATGACCATCGACATCAACACCGTCATCGACAACGCCCAGGAAGCGGTCCAGCCTCACGAATTGGAGGACGGCAACCTCTACGCGGTCCGCAACGCCGACGGCGGCATCGTCCTGCTCCGCACCCCCGGCTATGACCGCGCCGTCACCCAACTGGCCGCGCAGACGTCGCCCGACCAGATCCGCCGCAGCATCACCGTGCGTGACGCGAGCTCCCTGATCGACTACCTCGACGCCAACACCATCAACGGTGGAGAGGCAGTCGGCACCGACCACCGCCACGGTGTGGGCCGCCTCGAACTCTGGGCGGACATCGACCGCCGCACCATCAAGGCCGTCCTCGACGGGAACGACGGACACCGCGTCCACACCGCCACCCTCGAACTGCGCCACTCCATCGAGTGGACCGAGTGGACCTCGATCGACGGGAAGCTCGTCGACCAGCTCGCCTTCGCACAGTTCATCGAGGACCACCTGTCCAGTATCGGCGCCCCCGACGGCGCGAAGCTCCTGGAGATCTGCCAGACGCTGGAGGCCCGCACCAAGGTCGACTTCAAGTCCTCGGAGCTGCTCGCGAACGGGCAGCGCAAGTTCAAGTACGACGAGACGACCGAAGCGAAGGCCGGGCAGAAGGGCGACCTGACGATCCCCGCCGAACTCACCCTCGTGCTGCGCCCGTTCCAGGGCTCGGAGCCCGTCGCGATCCTGGCCCGCTTCCGGTACCGCCTCGACGGTGGACAGCTGCGCCTCGGGATCAAGCTCGCCGAACCGTCGAAGGCCCTGGAGGTCGCCTTCAACCAGATCGTCGACGAAGTGCAGGCCTCGGTGCCGGTGCGTGTGAACCACGGCGTCGGCTGAGTCGCGTGGGCCATCCGCCCCCAGCGGGTGGCCCGCCCCATTCAGCCGAACCAGAAAGGACACCATGGACATGCACGTGTACATCTCAGGCCCGATCACAGGCCTACCAGAGAACAACTACCCCGCCTTCTTCGAGGCCGAGGAGCACCTCGCCTCCAACGGCATGCGCGTCCTGAACCCGGCCCGCATCCCCGGAGACGACTCGTGGACCTGGGAACGCTGGATGAAGGCGGCGCTCACCATGCAGATGCAGGCCGACGCCATCTACATGCTCACCGGGTGGCGCGAGTCCCGCGGCGCCCAGCTGGAGCACCAGGTCGCCACCGCCACCGGGATGCGGATCTACGGGGCACGGGCATGAGCGGCTACGCAGCAGGCACCAGCGTGCCCGTTGAGCGGTCGCGAGCGGAGATCGAGCGCACCCTGGCGCGGTTCGGCGCCGACGAGTTCGCCTACGGCTACGACAAGGCCCGCGCTGTGGTCCAGTTCACCGCCAGCCAGCGCCGCGTGCGCTTCATCCTGTGGCTTCCGGACCGTGCTGCGCGACGATTCACCCACACCCCCACCGGCAAGAGCCGCACGCCGGAGCAAGCTGCGGCGCAGTGGGAGCAGGGATGCCGGGAGGCATGGCGCGCGCTGGCCGAGGTCATCAAGGCCAAGCTCGTGGCCGTCGATACCGGCATCGTCGGCTTCGAGGAGGAGTTCGCCGCGCACATCGTCCTCCCGGACGGCTCATCTGTCGGCGACTGGCTGCTCCCGCAGATCGCCCACGCCTACGAGCTCCACGAGATGCCCCCGATGCTCGCCCTTGATGCGCCGAGGGCCGAATCATGACCGCCGCCGAGTGGATCGCCGAACGTCGCGAACTGCTGGACGCCGCGACCGAGGGCCCATGGGTGGCCGAGTTCTCCGGGGAGACTGGCGACTGCGTTGTCCCGCACGACGCGCAGTCGACGATGGAGGCCGTAGCGATCACGCGCCTCTACCACTGCGCCGGAGACGCCAACCTCATCGCCGATGCCCGGACCTCCCTGCCCGCTGCCCTCGACGCGCTGGAGGCCGTGCTGGCCGAGCATGAGCGGGGGCACTTTGGCCCCATTCTCGGCTTCAGGTGTCGGCGCTGCATCACTGGATCGGCCGGGTATGCCGTCCCATCCCCCTGGCCATGCGGCACTGTCACCGCCATCGAGTCCGCGCTCAGGGGCGAGTCGTGAAGCGGCGGCTCAGGACTACGCGCCTGCGCAATTCGCACTTCGGCCCATATCTGCACGTCCCTCACCTCAATGGCGCGGGCAGCATCGTGCTCGCCACGTCGAGGCATGGTCTCAAGCCCTTCGGGATCAGGCTTCCGCATCAGGTCTACCTCAAGGACGCCCTGACCGTCATGCGCAGGGAGAGCGCCACGGAGCTATGGGCGCTCCCCGTCGGCGTCAAGGGCGCGTGGGTGCAGCTCGTCGGGCCAGAGCCCGGCGCGACCCACCCGAGCGAGCCGCGACGGCTGGCCGACTCATGACCCGCCCAGCGCTGACCCTGCTTGCCGTCCTGGCCGTCACCGCCGGGCTGCTGGCCCTCATCGACACCCACCGCGAACGCCCCGACTGGGACGACTACCGCGACGCACTCAAGGAGGAGCGACTGTGACTGACCTCTACGTCCTGCGAGACATCGACAACCGCGACGACGACGGCGCGCCCTACGAGACCGAGCCCACCACATTGGCCGATCTCGCCAACTACATCGACGGCCCCCTGCTCTCCGACCTCACCGACTATGGCGGCGACGAGGTGCGACAGATCGCCGCCGAGATGCGCGGGGGGCGATTCAGCGACGAGTCCCGCGCCCGCCTCCGTGAGCTATCGGTCCACGTCCGGAAGGCCGACTCATGACCGACCTGACCCCCGAGCGGCTGACCATCCTGAGGGGCATGGTGGCGACGTCCGGCACCTACTCGACATGCATCCCGGGTCGCGACCTCCGCGCCCTCCTGGGCGCCGCCGAGGAACGGGACCGGCTGGCCGCTGCGGTCGAGCGGGTGCGGGCGCTGCACGTGGGCGGGTGGGGATGCGGCAATCCGTCGCACACCAACCCCAAAGTTGGCTGCCCGGATTGCTTCATGGAGTGCGACGCCTGCGCTGAGATGTGTCCCTGCGCCACCATCCGCGCCCTGGATGGCACCGACGCTGACGCCGACCGCATCCTCCGACTCCGCCGCCTCGCAACCCAGCCGATCGACACCCCCGACGGCGACGCGATCCTCGTCGCCGACGTGCTCGACATCCTTGACGACAAGGGTGGACCCGACGAGCTGGACCGTTTGCGCGTCACCGTGCAGCGCGTACGGCAGTTGGCCGAGCAGTACGAGGCCGACGCCCAGAGCGAGGGCTACGGCGGTGAGTCGTGGGCCACGACCAGGGCAGCCATCCGCCGCGCGCTGGAGGCGCCTCATGAGTGACGACCGCCGCGCCGTCCTCCAGCCCAACGGCGACCTCATCGAGCCCATCGGCGACCGCGACCGGCTGCTCACCACCAGTGACGGGCGACAGTACGTCAGCCGCAGCTACGGCCCATGGGAAGCCGCCGGCGTGCAACCGCTACCGGGACGGGAGCCACTGCTGTGAGACACCCCGACTGCCACTGCCCCCAAGCCGTCCACGAATGCGGCCAGTACGCCACCTACATCACCCACAAGTGTCACTGCGACGTGTGCCGCGCCGCCAACCGCGACAAGGAGCAGATCCGCCGCCGCGCCAAGCTGTACGGCCGCTACCACATGGTCGACGGGGATCCGGTCCGCGCCCACCTCCGTAGCCTGATGGACGCCGGGATGGGCATCAAGACCATCGCCCGCGCCGGCGGCTGGCAGGGCTCCGGCACCATCGGCGCCATCCTGTACGGCAAGTGGGCCGATCACCCCGACCACCCCGAGTACCGGCCCCCGCGGAAGCAGGTCACCGGCGACGTCGCCAACCGCATCTACGCCATCCGCCCCGCACTCCAGCCCGGCGCCAAAGTGGACGCACTCGGCACCACCCGCCGATTGCAGGCCCTCGTCGCCCGCGGCTACTCGCTGCTGCGCATCGCTGACGCGCTCAACATCGGGCACCTGGCGGTGTGGCGACTCGTCCACGGCGAGTCCGCCCGCTGCCTCGAATCCACCCGGATGGCTGTCGCCGCACTGTTCGATCAGTGGTGTGACACCCCGCCGCCCGTGAAGACCGGCTACCAGGGCGGATCAGTCACACGCGCCCTCGGCCTCGCCAAGCGCAACGGCTGGCAGCCTGCCGCCGCCTGGGACGACATCGACCTGGACGACGCCCCCAGCCTTGGCGAGCCGGACCCCGCACTGCGAACCCCTAGCGGGCGCGCCAACCGCAGCACCGTCCACCCCGACGACATCCGCCTGATGCTCGCCACCCACTCCACCAGCTGGGCAGCAGCCGCACGCCTTGGGGTCAGTCGCCCCTACCTGCTCGAGCTCGCCAAACGGCACGGCATCGAGCTCCCCAACCACATCCGCGTCGGCGACGCAGACCACGGCCAGATGCGCCTGGAAAGGAAAGCGGCATGAGCACCATGCTCCCCACCCTGCCCGGCCTCGTCGAAGGCATCGTCGCGCAGGACCTCCTCGGCTGGGCGGTCCAGTGCCGCGGATGCGGACACATCGGGCGCGGACGGTGGGTGCTGCTCGCCGTCCTCGACGGTGGCCTCCGCTTCCACGAGTGGCCCGACGGCACCAACCCGCGACTCTGCCGCGACTGCCGCCTCGCCCGCGGCTGCACCTGCTACTACTGCGCCGAAGAGCGGAGGCATACGCGATGATCCCCTCCCTCGGCTCCAATGGGACGCCTGGCACCCACCGCCGCACCCAGGAAGCCATCGACACACTCGGGCGCCTCGAGAAGGCAGCCAACCAGCGCGTCCGCGAAACCAACGCCCTGGCCGACCTCCTCATCCGCCATCGCCCCGTGATCCTCCAGTGCCTCCAGTCGCTGGTGGTTGTGGACCCCCGCCGCCGGGATGCCGTCCACGAGCTCCTCGGCCAGATCGACCGCACCGCCGCCGCCCGGAAGGCAGTCGACGACATGACCGCCGCCGTCAACGGAACCAACCAAGGAGCCCTGCTGTGAGACTCGCAATCGCAGACCCGCCCTACCTCGGCCGGGCCGCGCTCTGGTACGGCGGCAAGGGTGCCACCAAGTGGCCCGGACACCAGCCACGGACCAAGGGCCGAGGACCGAACTCCGTCGAGTACCACCCCGACGCCGCCCGCTGGGACGACCCGATAGCGCACATCGCGCTCATGTCCCACATGGAACGCGAGTACGACGGGTGGGCTCTCGCCGCCTCGAGCAAGACCCTCGCACCGATCATCGGAGCGGCCGACCTGCACGGCGCACGCCTCGCCGTCTGGCAGGTCACCAATGCGATCCCCGACGGCGCCCGAGTCCGCTCGACATGGGAGGCCGTGTTCGTCCGCGTCCCCGACGGCAGACGAGCCGCCATCGCCGGCATGACCGTCCCTGATGTCCTCCGCGCGCCCCATCCGATGGCGGGATTCGTCGGCACGAAGCCGCCCGCCTGGACCCGCTGGGTGCTCGACATGCTGGGCTTCGACCCTCACCTGGACGAGCTCGAAGACCTGTTCCCGGGCTCGGGTTCCGTCAGCCATGCCGCGGGGGTGCTGTTCTGATGATCACGCCTGCCGACGACTACCACCGCTGGGAGGCCGAGGTCCGCGACCCCGCCAAGGCCAACCGCGAGCCTGAGTGCAAGCTCAAGCACGGCCACGAAAGGGTCGAGTACTCCATCGCCCAGATCCCCGGCGGATGGGCCTGGCGCTGCTACGCCCAGGTCTCCGACTACTCCGGATCGGCCTCCTCGTGGAACGGCCCCGTCCCCACGCGAGACGACGCGCTCGCGGCCGCGCTCACGTTCGCCACCAGCGCCCTCAGCGGCAGCCCCGACAGCGTGCTCGCCGCCCGCATCAACCCCGACCAAGGAGTCCTCCTGTGAGAGTCATCGGCTTGGACCTCAGTCTCACCGCCACCGGCTTCGCCCTCATCGAGGACGACACCATCACAGTGCGCACCATCACCAGCAAGCCGTCCGGCGACAGCTTCGCCGACCGTCACTCGCGGCTCCACAACCTCGTCGCCAACATCCTGTGCAATCACCTGCCCACCGGGCCCATCGACCTGGTCGTCATCGAGCAGCCCGCGTTCTCCCGCACCACCGGCCACCACCACGACCGATCGGGGCTTTGGTGGATGGTCGTCGACGCGATCTGGGGTTGGCGCGAGGAGATCACCCCCATGGCCGAGGTGTCGCCCACCACCCTGAAGAAGTACGCCACCGGGAAGGGCAACGCCGCGAAGGACGCCGTGCTGCTCGCCGTCGCCCGCCGCTACCCGCACGTCGACATCCGGGACAACAACATGGCCGACGCCCTGGTGCTCGCCGCGATGGGCGCCCGCCACCTCGAGCACCCCATCGACGACGTGCCCCAGCTCAACCAGACCGCCATGGCCGCTGTCAGGTGGCCGTCGTGAGCACCTACCGCTACGCCGTCAAGGTGGGTCGCCCCCGGCGCGTGCAGTCCTGGGGCTTCTGGTGCGAGGGGTGCGAGACGCAGTTCGGATACTGGGCGGACCGCCTCGCCGCAGCGCTGAGGGCCCGCGCCCACTCCGCCATCTGCGAAGACCTCCACCGCGCGAACTGGGGCGCCGCCTGCCCGTCCTGCAAGGCCTACGGCCGCGTCGCCAAAGCCTGCCCCGTCTGCCTCGGAAGGGGATGGTGCAAATGACCGTCTTCCGCCTGTGGTCCGCCGTCAACCAGCTGTCCACCAAACCGCAGCCCTCGGCCACCTCCGACTGGTGGAACCTGTGCGACGACTGCAACCACCTCAACGGCCCCCATGACACAGAGGACGCCGCCGCGGCCGCCGCCCACCGGTGCAGGCTTCGCAAGCCCGAGAGGAAGCCGCCCGCCGACCGCAACCAGGGCCGCACCTGGACCGAAGCTGAGGATGATCTGGTTCGCACTCTCCCGCCGTCGCAAGCGGCCCGCGCCGTTGGTGTGTCGCCCACCACGATCACCCGACGCCGCGCCCACCTCGGCGTCGCCCAGGCGCGCGGCAAGAACTTCGAATGGACCCCCGAGCAGGACGCCATCCTCGCCGCCCGCAGCATCGACGACGCGATGAGGCTCACCGGGGCCAGCAAGTCGGCCGTGGAGTGGCGGCGCAAGCAACTGCGCAAGAGCGGAGCCATCGAGCCACGCGCTCCCCGTGTCCCCTGGACCGCCGACGAGGACGCCATTGTCGCGGCCCACAGCATCAGTGAAGCCGCACGACTGCTGCCCGGCCGCAGTGCCGAGAACATCCGCCACCGCCGCTGGAAGCTGACCCGCCAAGGCGTCGAGCTGGCATTCGTCGGCACCCCCGGGCCCAAGACGAAGGCGGCGTGATGGCCTGGTTCAAAGTGGACGACAAGCTCCACTCCCACCCGAAGAGACATCGCGCCGGGCTCCGCGCCATGGGGCTGTGGGTGATCGCTGGAAGCTGGGTTGGCGATCAACTCACAGACGGATTCATCCCAGCCGACATGCTCGTCGCCCTGGGCGGCAAGCCCGCCGACGCGAAAGCCCTGGTGGATGCCGGGCTCTGGGAGCGGATGGAGGGCGGCTGGCGCTTCCACGACTGGGAGGGCCGAAACCCCCGCCGCGAGGACGTGGAAGCAGACCGGGCCGCCTGGCGGAAGCGCCAACAGGACGCCCGCGAGCGAGCCCGGGCCAGAGCGAAAGAGGGTGCCTGATGTCACGCTGTCACGCCCATGTCACGCGTGACGCTGTGACATGTCACGCGGGGTGTCACGCACCTGTCACGCCGTCCATGTCACGCACCTGTCACGCCGTCCCGTCCCGTCCCGTCCCGACCCGACCCGTATATACCTACCGGACTCTCGCTCTGAGGTTGGTTGCTTCTGCATCCAATCAAACGACTGCAACGCGCGAGGCGATTGATTGGCGGCAACGCCGATGATGAGCCGAGAAGACGCCATCCGCATCGCCGAGACCGCCACAGCGATACGACCCGACTGGCTGCGCACATCCATCGTCACCGTCCTGGCCGACTTCCGCGACAGACAACCTCGAGACGTCCACCTCGCCATGGTCTGGGTCGCCTACGACCCCGCCACCAAGACGCCGGCACGGCTCCGCGAGGACGGCCCCTGGTGGCACCTCGCATCCACACGACAGCCCGGCGTCGCACCGGCACTGCCCGCCTGGCACGACCGCTACGCCGACACCCCCAAAGCAACCCCCGAACAGATCGCCGCCATCCGCGCGGCACGGAAGGACGCAACGTGAGCAGCAGATCCGACGCCGACCACTTGACGGCTGACTTCGCCGGGGCTGTTGCCTACTGTGCCAGCGGGTGTGCCGACGGCCATCTCGCCCAGTGCATCGACCAGGAGTGTCGAGGCTGTCGGCCACGCCTGGCCGAGCTCGGTCTTCTGTGCCGACACTGCCACGGTCGGCTGGTCTCGCTGATCGGGCCGGCCATGCCAATCGAGGAGGCGGAGCGCAGAGCGGAGTCCGTCGCGACCGTCGCCGCCTGGCTGGCCGCCAATCTGGGTCAGCACCTGAGGGGCCCTGGCGACGGCGCTCGCGGCCGGACGGAGTCGATGGACCGTACCGTGGACGCCGCCTGCGCGATGTCGGACCTGCAGGTCAAGCTCTACGAGTGGGCCGTGAGCGTCGCCGAACACCACCATCTCCGCGGACCACTCGACACCACCCCCGAGACGGTAGCTCGCTGGCTGCGGCAGCGGATCGAGGCGCTCGCTCGCTGGGCCCCTGCGGCCGAGATGATCGACGACTTGCACGAGGCCATCGAGAGCGCCCACTTGGTCGCGCCGTGGCGACCAGCGGACCGGCCATGCGTAGGCGTGTCCTGCCCTGCCTGTCACCAGAAGACGCTCCGCATCCCGGCCGGCGAGATCGACGTCTGGTGCTCCACCTGCGGCGCCGTCCATGACCGGGCCGTGTACGACAGGCTGGCCGCACTCCTGGCCTGGGAAGCCAACGTCGAGCAGAGACTCGCCAGAGCTGGCCTGGAGGTCGACGGGCTCGCCACCCTCACGGAGCTCCACCGTGCACTGGAGATCCCTCGTGAGACGCTCAGGCGATGGTGTAAGAACGGTGATGCGTTAGAGGCTGTGGGGTGCGTGGTGTCTGACCGGAGCCTGTTGTACGCGACATTCGACGCCGTGGTGCTTGCTACTCGTCTCAGGAGGTTTTGAAATGGTATGGTCATGGCGGCGGCAGGAGTGTCTCTAGTGGCGATTCGCAACGATTTCCGGGACGACGAAGCCCTCACCTCCTTCGTCAAGTCTGTGGCCATCGAGCAACTGTCGCGCGCCAAGCGCATCGAGAAGGCCGTTCCCGGTGAAGGCCGAGCACCCTCAGGCAACTCGGAGGATCTGCGCCGGTCGGGCAACTCCAAGCTGACCCTTGCTCACCAGTACGAGACGACGCTGAAGCGACAGCTGAACGCCGACAGGATGTTCCAGGCCGGAGAGTCGGAGATGCTGCGCATGGAGCTCGCGGGGCTCCAGTTCGCGCTACTCACACTGGCCTACCAGTACAGGGATCGCCCAGGCTACGACGACCGATGGGGTGCCAAGCCGGGCGGAGTGGCGCGCCAAATGCGCGAGAGCCGGTCGCGCTAAGCTGGCGACCGAGCCCCCGACACGCCCCCCCAAGGTGTCGGGGGTTTCGCATACCCGGAGGGATCACATGAGGCGCCCCGACTCCCGCCGCATGAAGAAGCTCCGCGCAGAGTTCTTCGAACAGGGCCGGCGGCTCGATGCCGACCCGGCGACCCGGCACCTGGCCAACTGCTGGTTGTGCAAGCAGCGCATCGACTACGTGGCCGATCCCAGTACCACGCCCGACAGTCACAACCTCGACCACTACACGCCCTTCGCTGACGCGCCCGAGCTCCTCGAGGACGTGACCGGATTCCGCCACAGCCACTTCAACTGCAACAGCAGCCGCGGCAAGCGCGCCCCATCCCCCGGGCTCGGTGAAGCGCTCGACGAGTGGTGGTGACCTCGTGACCATCGTCGTGGTGTACGGGCCCCCGGGCAGCGGCAAGACCACCCACGTCAACGAGCACCGCAAGCCCGGCGACGTCGTCATCGACCAGGACGCCCTCTGCGCTGCACTGGGCTCCCCCGATGACCACGACCACCCCGAGCACATCAAGCGCATTGCAGGTGCAGCCCGGGCCTCCGCCATCCGTAAGGCCATCGACCTTGGCGTGGATGCGTGGGTCATCGACACATGGCTCCGTACCCAGATCACCCGGGAGCACCCCGGATCCCAGTACCTACTGGTCGATCCCGGACAGACCGTCACGCTGCAGCGGGCACGACGAGCAGGCAGGCCCGACGAGGCCATCAACGCCATCCATCGCTGGTACCTGAACCCGCCTACACCGCCACGGGCTGCGGTGATCGAAGAATCGAACACCGACAAGTCTGCGCCGGCGGACCTGGGGGCCGGGATCACCGACTGGTGGTGAGTGTTCGAATAGTTCGCGCCCAATCCTGTGAAAAATCTAGCCTTAGGGGTCGGGGGGGACGAGCTTCGGGGGGAGCAGTCCTCTCTCCCCGAAGATGCCGATCCGGGGGTCGCGCGCGAGAATCCTCAGGAAGTGTGCGAATACGGAGGTTCCGATGCCTGAAAGCTTCGACGACACCACCGTCCTGGGCGCCTTGAACCGTTCGATTATGACCGCGACGCACCTGGAGCCGAAGCACGCCGGCGCGGTTGCCGCTGCCCGTGCCCTGGCCGCGAAGATCGACGCCTGGGACACGATCGTGCAGTGGGCGATCGAGGACGCGCACGAGTCCGAGGCGCGAGGCGCCCGCCCGTCGGTCCCGGCGAACGACAACACTTCGCTCCCGAGCTTCCTCAAGTACCTGGAGTCGCTGCAGTTGGTCCCGCCGGCGGCCGAGAAGGCCAAGCCGGGGCCGGCACCCACGGCTTCCCCTGCACAGCAGGCGCTGAATGACATGAGGAAGGGCCTCGGCCAGCCCCTGAGCGTCGTTTCCTGAGGGCGGTGAGCGCGTGTTGAAGATCACGCACGGGTTCACCGAGCCCCGGATATTCACCAAGCCTCTCCGCGAGTTGACGCCGGAGACCTCGCGCGGCTTCGAGTGCATCGCGTTTGCTGAGAACGTGCTGAGGGTCCACCTCCTGCCGTGGGAGAAGTGGTTACTGATCCACCTCCTCGAGCTCAAGCTCAACGGCGCGCTGAGGTTCCGCAAGGCACTGGTCATCGTCGCTCGCCAGAACGGCAAGACGTTGATGGCCGCGATCCTGGCGGCGTTCTTCCTGTACGTCGACTCGGTGCGCTGGCCCGAGCTGGTGCAGCCCCGCGACTTCGTGGTGGTGGGTGCCGCTCAGAAGCTGGACATCGCCATGAAGCCGTGGACTCAGGTCCGCCGCTGGGGCGGTCCGGACGATCCGCGTATCGGTATCGCGCACGACCGTGTGCCGCTGCTGCAGGGCGCTACCCGGATGCCGCGTACGTCGAACGGCGAGACGGAACTGGTGACCCACGAGGGCGCCGTGTACCGCCCGCGAACCTTCGACGGGGCCCGTGGCTACTCATCGGCGCGGCTACTGCTGGACGAGCTGCGCGAGCAGTACGACTATGAGGGCTGGTCGGCGATCGAGAAGTCGGCGACGGCCATGTTCGACTCGCTGCTATTGGCATTCAGCAACGCCGGCACGCACCGCTCGGTGGTGCTCCGCGACGTGCGCGACATCGCGCACGAGTCGGTCGACAAGCCTGAGGCGCAATGGTTCGTGGCCGAGTGGTCAGCCCCGCCTGATGCGACGCTGGACGATCCCAACGCTTTCGCGCAGGCCAACCCGTCGGCCGGCTACCTGCCGGGGATGACGATCGAGGGCCTGATGCAGACCGCGGCCGAGGCGAAGAACAAGTCCGTGGAGCGCATCGAGGTCCTGTGCCAGTGGGTGACGCAGGGCATCGAGCCGCACATTGAGCCGTCCGAATGGAAGGCGCTGCAGGTTGCCCCTGGCGATCTGGTGATCCCGAAGGGCGCCCGCACGGTCTGGGGCGTGGACACGTCGCACGACCGCTCGACGACGTGGGTGTCCGCCGCGGTCGTGACGGACTCGGGGCTCCCGCTGGTGACGGTGCGCACGAAGCGCCCGGGCATCATCTGGGCGGTCGACTTCGTTAAGGAGTTGGCCGACAAGTCAGGGCACCGCGAGGTGGCCGTACAGGTCAAGGGCTGCCCCGCGGCCGAGCTGGTCAAGCCGTTGAAGAAGGCCGGCCTGATTGTTCACGAGCTTGACGGCTCGATGTGCGCGATCGCTACGGGCCGGATCCATGACCGGGTACGCGACAAGGCTTTGGTCATCACCGAGCAGCCCGACGTGGACCTGGCCGTCGAGGGCGGCCTGACGATGAAGTACGCCGAGAATCAAATCTGGTCCCGCGAGAAGTCGACACCAGTGGACATCGCCGGCCTGTGCGCCGAGACGTGGGCGCTGTACGCGCTTGAGGTGCTGCAGCCGCCGCCGAAGAAGGAAGCCCCGGCGCCGCCGAAGGCCGCGGTGCTGGACGACGTGGGGCCGAGTGACTACATGCGGGGCGAGCCGAACCTCGCAGAGATGCAATTCTAAGGAGGTCGGGATGCCGGAAATTGGCTACCAAGTTGAAGACCTCCTTTCGTGGGGCACCATGTCCACGGACACGGCTGAGGCGAACCCGGCGCTGCGCTGGCCGCAGTCGCTGGACGTGTACGGCCAGATGCGACTGGATGCGCAGGTGAAGTCGACACTGTTGGCGGTGTCACTCCCTGTACGCCGCGCGAACTGGGCTTTGGACGCGACGGGATGCCGCCGCGAAGTGGTGGAGGTAACCTCCCGGGACCTTGACCTGCCGATCCGTGGCGAGGCGCCCGTGCCGTCGGCGAATCGTCGCCGGGGTCGCTTCTCGTGGCAGGAGCATCTACGCCTGGCGCAGCTTGAGGACGTGTTCGGGCATTCGGTGTTTGAGCAGGTCGGCGAGATTGAAGACGGGCTCTGGCGGCTTAAGAAGCTCGCGTGGCGCCCGCATCGCACAATCTCGGAGTGGAAGGTCGCCAAGGATGGCGGACTCGTCCATGTCAAGCAGCACGGCGCCAAGAAGCCTATCCCGGTTGAGCACCTGGTTGTGTATACCCGCGACCGCGAGGGCGGTAACTGGGTTGGACAGTCGCTGTTGCGCGCGGGCTACAAGAGCTGGCTGCTGAAGGACCGGATGATGCGGGCACAGGCGCTGACGGTTGAGCGCAATGGTCTGGGCATCCCGGTCTACACCGGTGCGCCGCTGCCTGAGGGCGTTGAGATGACCACGGCTGAGGTCGAGGCATGGCACGCTGCGCAGCGCGACGAGGGCTTGAAGCTGGCGAAGGGGCTACGGGCCGGCGAGAACGCGGGCGTGTCGATTCCCGCCGGGGCGAAGCTGGAGCTGATGGGCGTCTCCGGGAAACTCCCGGACACTGATGGCCCGATTCGCTACTACGACGAGCAGATCGCGCGCGCCGTCCTGGCGCACTTCCTGAACCTCGGCACCGAGACAGGCTCATGGGCCCTCGGCTCGACGTTCGCAGACTTCTTCGCGTCGTCGCTGCAGGCCTCGGCGCTGCATCTGGCCGACGTAACACAACAGCACGTCATCGACGACCTGGTTGACCTCAACTGGGGCGAGTCCGAGCCAGCTCCGCGGCTTGTGTTCGACGAGATCGGTGCGTCAAGTCCGGCAACCGCCGAGGCGATCAAACTGCTCGTGGATGCGCACGTGGTCATCCCTGATCGCTCGCTCGAGGAGTACCTGCGCCAGCGATACAAGCTGCCAGTCAAGGACAAGGACGCGGAGGAAGCCGAGCCCGATGAGGTGTCGGACGCCGATCGCGCACGGTTCGCGGCCGAGACGGTGCAGAAGGTCTACCTCGGCGTAGGCCCCGTGATCGACAAGGACGAGGCGCGCGACCTGGTGCGCCGAGCCGGTGCGGCCCTCGGGCCCGGAAGCCCCAAGGAGGGCGAATGACCAACCTGACCCCCGAGCGTGAGGGCGAGACCTATATCCCGTCGCACCCGCGCGCACAGGCCCGAGCCGCCGGCATCCTTGCCGCGGTCGGCGAGCCTGCCGCGCCCAACTGGTACCGCATCGAGGCCAAGGCCGACGGCACCGCCGAGTCCGCGGCCGACGTGTACATCTACGACGAGATCGGCTACTGGGGCACGTCCGCGAAGGACTTCACTGCACAGGTGGCCGGGCTCGACGTGGACACGATCAACCTGTTCGTCAACTCTCCCGGCGGTAACGCGTGGGACGGGGTGGCGATCATGAACGCGCTTCGGCGTCACCGCGCCCGCGTGCAGGTCACCGTCGACGGCATCGCGGCATCGGCTGCGTCGCTGATCTGCATGGCTGGCGATCACATCACCATGAACCGCTCGGCGCAGATGATGATTCACGACACCAGCGGCATGGCCTGGGGCAACGCGCAGACGATGCGCGAGACGGCGGACCTGCTGGACAAGCTGTCCGACTCCTACGCCGACGCCTACGCGAAGCGCGCTGGTGGCACCCGTGCACAGTGGCGCGACGTGATGCGCGCCGAGACCTGGTACACGGCCGAGGAGGCCGTCCTGGCGGGCGTTGCTGACGAGTGGGACGGCTCCGCTGACACGAAGGCCGCCGCGCACGACTTGTCCCGATTCACCTACGCGGGGCGCCTGGCCGCCCCGGCTCCTGCGCTGCCCGCTGTGGCCGCGCTCCATGTTCCCCCGGCGACTTCCGAGCCGGGTCAACCAACCGAAAGGCAGGACGCGATGTCCGACTCCTTCATGGCTGGGCTCCGCGAACGGCTCGGGATCTCCGATGCCGGAACCTCTGAGGATGCCGTTCTGGCCGCCCTCGACGAGGCTCTCGCCGAGCAGGCCGACGCCCCGCCCGCCCCCGTGGCGGCGCTCCCCGAGGGCGTGGTGGCCATCGAGGCCGCCATGCTGAACACGATGCGCTCCGAGCTCGACGAGCTGCGCGCGATCCGCACCGAGCAGGCCGACGCGACCCGCGCCGCACTGGTCGAGGCCGCGATCGCCGACGGCCGGATCCCGCCCGCCCGACGCGAGCACTGGGTCGCTGCACTCAAGGCCGACGAAGAGGGCATGGCTCCCGTGCTCGCGTCGCTGGCCCCGAACACCGTCCCGCTGGCCGAGATCGGCCACTCCGACGACGTGGAGACGTCCGACGAGGTCCTGTACACCAAGGCGTGGGGCTCCACGCGGAAGGAGGCCTGAGCCATGGCTCAGCACGTCCACAAGTTCACCCCCGGGGCGGCCATCACCCTGACCGCCGAGGCCGCGGTCACCGCTGGCCGTCTGGTCATGGTCACCGGCGACAACGAGGTGTCCCCGGCCACCGCCAACTCGTCCGCATGGCTCGGGGCTGCGGCCACCGACGCCGCGATCGGCGAGAAGGTCCTCATCCTCCGCGGCGGCATCCAGGGAATTGAGGCTTCCGGCGCGATCGCTGCCGGCGCCCTGGTGGTCGCTGCCACCGACGGCAAGGTGTCCGCGCTGGCCGCGGTGACCACCCCCACCGCTGCCGATGTCACCAACACCCGCGCCATCGTCGGGGTTGCCCTGACTGGCGGCACCAACGTCCCCGTGCTCGTCGCACTGGATCGCTGAGAGAAGGAACCATGAGCTTCACGTACCCCCCTTCCGCGCCGGTCATCGGCGCTGACATGACCACGGTGGAGATCCACCACCTCCTGAAGACCCCGACGCTCCTGCGCCGGCGACTGCTGGACATCCTCACCCAGAAGTTCATCGCGGACTTCCTGTTGGCCGGTCGCTTCCAGGCGGTCGGCGGGGCGATCCTGTACGAGACCGGCGAGGAGATCATGCCCGCTGACTCCGCCGAGGCCGTGGCCCCGGGCGGCGAGTACCCGCGTACCGTCCTGACCTCCGGCGAGCTCGCCGCGGCCAAGACCGTCAAGTGGGGCCTCGACACCCCGGTGACCGATGAGGCGATCTCCCGTCTCGGCTTCACGCCGGTGGAGAAGGCGCTGCGGAAGCTCGCCAACGGCAACATCCGCGACGTCGACGCCGTGGCCCTGGCGGTCATCGCATCGAAGATCACCCAGACCATCTCCGTGACCACCACCGGCACCCACAACGTCAACACTGGCGCGTGGTCCACCGATGACGCGATCATCGAGGGCGTCCTGGCGGTCAAGGCGAAGGCCGAGGAGCTCAACGGGTCGCAGGTGTTCGACTACAACACGGTCGTCCTGAAGCCCACCCAGTTCGCCAAGGTGGCCGGGAAGCTGATCACGGGTGGCCTCGTGCCGCGTGAGCAGCAGAACGCGATCCTGACCGGCGTGATTCCGGACTACCTGGGCCTCACCTGGGCCACCTCGGCCCACGTGCCGTTCACCGATCCGATGCTGGTGGACCGCGAGCAGCTGGGCGGCATGGCGGATGAGGCGCTGGCGAGCCCCGGCTACACCGGCCTCGACGGCGTGCAGGTCAAGTCGATCCGTGACGAGTTGAAGGACTCGTACGATCTGCGGGCCCGTCGCGTCACCGTCCCCGTCGTGCTGGAGCCGCTCGCCGGCGTCATCATCGACGACACGGGCCTCTGATGCCCGCCCGGTTCCGCGTGGTCGCGGCTGTGGCTGTGGCCCGCGTTCCGGGGCCACGTCGCGAGGTGTACATCTACCGCGGCTCGCTCCTGCCCGCCGAGGTCGAGGCGGCCGAGTCTGCCCGGCTAGTCAAGCGGGGGCTGGTCGTGGAGGTCCCCGTCGAGCTGCCGGTGATCCAGGATGGCGCCGAGTTCGTCGAGGGCGCTGCCGGGGTCGACCCGGACGCGCCCACGGTCGAGGCCGAGCCGGTCAAGCCCGTCAAGCCGCAGGCCCCCAAGCCTGCCGCGAAGTAGCAGAGAGGGGGCGACGTGGACATCGAACCTGATGAGATCAGCGACAGCTACGACACTGGTCTCGTGGTCCTGGCGTACGCCGCGACCGTCGCCCCCTGTCTCGACTCGCTGGACAACCTGCCCCGCGCGAAGGCGGTGGCGATCCTTCGCAGGGTCGCCGGTGAGCTGCCGGGCACTGGCATGTCGCGGGTGTCGCAGCAGTCGCGTAACGGCACCAGCGTGTCCTTTCGTGATGTCGGCGACGTGTTCACGGCCAACGACCGGTCGGCGCTGCGTGCCCTGTGTGGCATCTCGCCGTCGGCTGCCGCTGCCCCTGTCGGGAGCTTCCCGACCTCAGGGCTGGTGGCCGCGATCTGGCCGGAGTCGTCGTGAGCTGGGGCACCTTCTGGTACCCGCACACCGTTACGGTGCGCGACCTTCTGCCCAGCGGCGGACTCGGCGGCGGCTTCGGTGCGCCCCGGACCCTGGCCGCTGAGGTGCTCGACAGGCAGGAGTTGGTGCGCGACGCGTCCGGCGCCGAGGTGGTGTCGTCGTCTCAGGTCAGCCTGCCGCTTCCCGAGCACGTCCCTGTCGGGTCGCTGGTGACGGTGTGGCCCGGGCTGCCTCAGGAGCGCGAGGCAAGGGTCCTGTCGGCGGCGATCAACCCCAACGACCCGCCGCTCGACGCCTACCTCCTGTTGTCGCTGGAGTAGGCCCCCACTAAGGGCAGGTCGCGCCTTCACGCAACTCAACGACGTAGACGCCGGGGTTGAGCCCGAGGGCCTCCCCGCCCTTCTCCCCGACCGCCAGCCTTCCGTTCGCCTGCCTGTTGTACGCGCTGTCGGTCGTGCCGTCGATGCAGTTGATTTCGATGAAGTAGCCGCCGTCAACAAGGGGCTGGGAGGCCAGTTCGGCGCTGAGGATCCAAGCCTGTTGAATCGTGAGGGGCTCGCTGATCCAGATCATCGCCCGCTGTCCATCAAGCTCGATCTCGTGACTGATCGGATCTTCGGCGATCATCTCGAGGCGGACGCGCGAGCCACTCGGGGCGGTGCTCCCGGCTGCGGGATCGGTGTTCGCCGCCGTCAGTGTCCACGACGGGTCGCGTAGCTCTCCACCGATTGCATACGAGACGTCGAAGCCGAGCTCGTTCAATTCCCTGCCTGCGTCAAAGGCGGCCATCCCCGCGACGTCAGGGATGGCCACCATCGCAGGCTCCGGTGAGTCCGTCTGTGTCGCGACGGGAGCAGTGGTCGTCACCTTGACCGTGGCGCTCGGGGCGCCATCTGCCGCCGAGCCATTCCCGGCTGCGCATCCGGACAGCAGGAGCGCGGCGGCGATGCCGACAGATCGAAGTTTCATTCATCCAGCGTATCGGGGGCCTGATGGTCAAGGTGTACGACGCGAAGCTGACGCAGATCGAGCAGGCGGCGCAGGCCGCAATGGTGGAGACCGCCAAGGAGGTCCTCCGAGTCGCGAAGTCCCTGGCCCCGAAGGAGTCCGGCAAGCTTCGCCGCTCCGGCAAGGTCGAGACCGACTTCAAGTCCGTGTCGGTCGTGTTCAAAGGGCGCTACGCGTGGATCCAGCATGAGCGCCTCGACTTCAAGCACCCCAACGGCGGGCAGGCGAAGTATCTGGAGGCGGCTGTCGAGCAGTCGGGCGCCAAGCAGAAGATCGCCGACGGCGTGAGGGTGAGGCTGAAGTGAACGACCGAGACCTGACCATCGCCATCTGTGGGCTGCTGGGCGAACTGCCCGGCTGGTCCTGGTCCGAGACGGGCACGTACCCCGCTGATCGCGTGGGCGTGTTCTACGGGCCCATCCCGGATGCCCCTGACACGGCTGTGGGTGTGCGCGTCTACGGCGGCACCGACGACGTGGAGGTCTACGGGCCGACGCGCAGCGTGCAGCTCCTGATTCGCGGCGCCCGCAACCAGCCTGACTCCGCCGACAAGCTCGCGTCCCTGGCGTTCCTGATGATGCAGGGGCGGATGCGCACCGGTGGCATCAACCACATCCAACGAACTTCCTTCGGGCCGCTCGGGGCCGACGGAAACGGGCGCGAAGAACGCTCAGAGAACTACACGATTCAGCTCGACAACCTGGAGGCCGTGCTCGGGTTCGCCATCGGCGCATTCGGCATCGACCCCTTCGGGGTCTAGGCGCCCGGCCTAGCACTCCACCGTCCCGGGCCGCACTTCCGCGTGCTCCGCGAAATCACGCTCGACAACCTGGAGGTTTCCCCATGAGCGACCACCCTTACGTCCCCGTCCCGGCCTCCACGTCGCTGGGCAAGTCCTTCGAGTACGGCCTCGATGTCAACCTCGGCACCACTGGCTCGCCGTCGTGGCAGCCCGTGCGCCGCATCTCGGGCTGGACTCCTTCCTTCCCGGCCACCACGCAGGACGTGGCGACCTACGACGACCGCGGCGCCCCCTCCGAGGAGGTCACCGCACGCGGCTTCGCGGCCTCGTTCACAGTGCAGGGCAACCGCTCGCTGACCACAGGCGCCTACCTCCCTGAGGTCGAGGCACTGATGGCCGCGGCGAGGGGCACCGGCAACACTGCCGTGCTCGAGGTGCGCTGGTACCACAAGCCCGATGTGGGCGCACCGAACCCGGACGACGCCGGCTCGGCCCTGGTGACTGTCGAGGTCACTCGCCAGAACTCCGGCAATGCGGAGATCGAGTCCTTCTCGGTCACGCTGACCGGCCGTGGGCGTCCGCAGACGATCACCAACCCGTTCGCCGGCTGGGACGCCACGGCCCCTGTGATCACGGGTGTCGCGTCGGTCGACGGCCCCGCTGCTGGTGTGGGCGACATGGTGACGATCACCGGTTCCGGCTTCCTGGGCGCCACCTCGGTGACGTTCGGCGTGACTGCTGCGACGGAGTTCGCGGTCATCAACGGCGCGACCATCGTCGCGACCCTGCCCGCCGGCTCGGCCGGCTCGGTCGACGTGACGGTTGTCACGCCGGAGGGCACCTCGAACGCCTTCCCGTACACGCGGGCCTGACATGGGTGCCGTCGACTTCGCGGAGTGGGCGGCCCCCGGTCTGGAGTTGACGTTCGGGGGTCGCACCTACGTGGTGCAGCCCCCGAGCGTCGCCGCCGGTCGGCAGATCCTGGCCGCTGCGATTCGCGGCGAGGTGGCGTTGGGCTGGGTTCCTGGCCCGGTGCCGCCGGAGGTGCAGGAAGTCCTGGACTCCATCGGCGACAACCACCCCGGCCTCGGTCGGGACGTGTACGAGCAGATGGTGGCCGACGACGTGCCGCAGGCCAGCATCGACAGAATGGCCTACTACGCCGTCTTCTATTGGGCGCGCGGCCGCGAGTACGCCACGAACCTGGCGCGGCTCCTGTGGTCCACCGAGGGCTTGTCCGGCGGTGAGAAGCAGGGCCCAAAAGGCTAGAGACCGCGGAGGATTGGGCGCCGTACGGCATTGGCACCCCTGATGCGGACGGCTGGTTCTCTGACTACCGCCCAGTCCCCGCGGAGCTTCGACCCGAGGTCCCGACTCCGGTCATCAAGGCGCCGACCATCGACGGCTCGCTGTCTGCGATCGCCGCCCATTGGCGGATCGTGGTGGCCGAGATGGCCGAGGTGTACGGCGTCGACCTGTATGACCCGGCGATCCTGGCCCGTCCGTGGCCGGGTGTGCGGACCATGATCTTCGCCCTGCTTGAACGTCCTCACGGTCACCTGCGGGCCGCTCTCACTAGGAGGTGACCCGATGAGCAAGTCCATAGTCACCGAGCTCGAAGTTCTGTTCACCACCGACACCTCCGCCGTCGACAGGGCGGTCAAGGACACTGCGGCCAAGGCGAAGAAGATCGAGGACAAGCCGGTCAAGCAGAAGGTCGACGGCGACGTCAAGGACGCCCTGGCCGGCATGGGGCGCGTTGAGGCTGAGGCGAAGAAGATCGTCTCGGCCAAGACTGTCGCCACAGTGGACGCGAACATTGAGCGCGCCGAGAAGAATCTGACCCGCACCCAGGAGCGACTGGACTACCTGCGCTCCGTGGAGACGGACCTTGAGGTCACCGCCGACATCACCCGCGCCGAGAAGGCGTTGGAGCGCGCCGAGCGGCAGCGGGACGCCCTGGTATCGGCGAAGTCGAAGATGGAGGTCGACGCTGACACGGCGAAGGCTCAGGCCGAGCTGAAGCAGCTGACCGACACGGCGAAGACCGAGGGCCGCGAGGCGGGCAAGCAGGCGGGCTCCGGGCTGGTGTCCAACCTGGACGGCGCGACCCGTGGCGTCGGCGAGCGGGTCGGCCAGGTCGTCGGTGGCGATATCGGCAGCAGCCTTGAGGATGCGCTCACCGCGATCCCCGTTGCGGGCGGCATCATCCTGGCGGGCGTGGCGATCGGCAAGGCCATCGTCGGGGCCGTGCAGGATGGGCTCAACGTGGAGCTGGGCCGCGACCGACTGCAGGCACTCACAGGGCTGGACCCGGCGCAGGCGGCACGCATGGCCGACGCCGCCGCTGAGGCGTACGCCAGCGTGTTCGGCGAGTCGATCGAGGCGAACATGGACACGGCGCGACTGGCGCTCCAGTTCGACCTGATCCAGCCCGAGGATTCGCGGCGCTCGGCGGAGCTGGTGATCCAGGGCCTGGCCGGTATCGCGGACGTCCTGGGTGAGGACGTGCTCCCGGTAGCCCGTGCTGTCACCACGATGCTCCGCACCGGGCTCGTGAAGTCAGCCGATGAAGCGTTCGATGTGCTCGCGGCAGGCCAGCGCGAGGGCGTGAACCTGGGCGAGGATCTCCTCGACACGTTCAACGAGTACGGCAGCGTCTTCGCTTCGCTGGGCATCAGTGGCAGCGAGGCGCTTGGCCTGCTGAACCAAGGGCTTAAAGCCGGTGCGCGCAACAGCGACGTGATCGCGGATGGACTCCTCGAACTGCGCAACCTGACCACGGACATGTCGGACGACACCAGGGCCGCGTTTGACGCTATGGGACTCAGCGCGGAGGAGACCGCCGCGAAGATCGCCGCAGGCGGACCCCATGCAAGGGAGGGCCTCGACCAGATCCTCGACGGACTCCGAGGAATCGAGGACCCCCTAGCTCGCAACGCCGCAGGGATCGACATCTTCGGCACCAAATGGGAAGACACGGCCGGGGCACTTGGAGCCTTGGATCTCACGAACGCTGTCGACCAGCTCGACGGCGTCGCGGGCGCGGCGAGAACGATGTTCGACACCCTTGCCGACAACGACGCGACCAAGATGGAGGAAGCCAAGCGCAACATCGAGGTTGCCGCCGACGGGATCAAGGGCGCCCTTGCCGCCGCATTCTCGGAGCCGCTGAGCGAGGCGGCCGAGTGGATCAGCTCGAACCGCGGCCCACTGCTGCAGTTCTTCCAGGATCTGGTGAACGGCGCCATCGACTTCGCCGTCGCGGCGAACACCGGGATTGGCGACTTCGTGTCGGGACCGCTCGCGGACATGCTGGAGGGGCTCGCCGCCGTGATCGAGTGGCAGACCTTCGGGCTCGCAGACACCTCGGGGATGACCGAGCTGGCCGACGGGATGCGCGGCTTCGGCGACACCACGGATAAGGCCAACGAGAAGCTCGAAGGGATGCGCGAAAAGTTCAACGGCTTCGCCGACGCGCAGGTGGCACTGGGATTCGTGCATGACGCGGCGAAGCTGACCGCTTCGGCGGTCGCCGGGCTGGGTGTCGCGGCTGACGGCTCCAAGCTGAGCATGGAGGGGCTGGAAGAGGGGAACCTGCAGGCCTCCGACTCGGGGAAGGTGCTCCACGGGCAGATCGTTGAGACGATCACGGCGCTGGATAATGAGCTGGCTGCGGCTGCTGCGGCCGGTGAGGGTCAGGGCGCCCTGGCGGACCGGTACGCGGTGGCGACGGACGCGATCGTGGACCAGCTCGTGCAGATGGGCTTCACCGAGGACCAAGCCCGCGACCTGATCAACACCTACGCGGAGGTGCCGGGCAGCAAGTCGACGGCTGTCTCCGCGCCGGGCGCGACGTCCTCGAAGCAGTACATCGACGACATGAAGGCGGCGATCGACAAGCTGCCGGCGGAGAAGCAGTCGAAGATTCGCGCACTGCTGGACTCGGGGGACGTGTCCGGTGCCGAGCGTGAGCTGAACTACCTTGCGCGGGCGAGGACTGCGACCGTCTACGCCCGCGTGCAGTCGGTGCAGCAGGCCGCACAGCGCGCCGTCTCCGGATCCGGGTACAACGTCTACAACGCCACTGGCGGTGTTCTGGATTTCATGGCCGCCGGGGGTATCCGCGGGCTCAACCCGATGCAGCCGATCGCGCAGATGGTGCCGCCGAACTCTTGGCGGGTGGTGGGTGACCGTGGCGACGTCCCTGAGGCGTACATCCCGCTGGACGGGTCGGCCCGGTCGCTGGCGATCCTGCTGGAGACGATACGACGCTTCGGCGGCATGGCCATGGCCGGCGGCGGCATCGTCGGCGCACTGCCCAGCGGTGGCACCGGCACCGTCGTCAACCGGCATTACAACGTGACGGTCCCCAAGGACGCGTTCCGCTCGTGGAACCACTTCGAGGCGTTCCTGTCGAACATCGACCATCACGCTGAACTGGCTGGAGGGCCTCGATGACAACGCTCTACGGCGCCTGGGTTCCGAACTCGACGACCACGGCCCGAATGCGGCTGCGGCTGGACTACACGGTCCCGACGCCGACGCTGGGCCAGACGAGCGTGACCGTGACGGGCACGGTGCGAGTGGAGGCCCGCTACTCGTTCTACGACACGAACAACGTGTTCGCCTGGTCGGGGACGCTGCTGGGTTCCGGCTCCGGGTCGAAGTCCATCAATGTGGCGACCGATGGCTCGCAGCAGATTCACTCGTTCTCGGTCGCGGTGGCACTGGGCAGCTCGGCGCAGTCCAAGTCGGTGGCGTTCTCACTGCGCGGAGTCGACTACGTGGGCGCCTCGAACACGGCCAGCGTGTCGGCGACCGTCACGATTCCGTCCCGGGTGATCACGGCCCCGAACGCCCCGACTGGCGTGAGCGTGGCGCGCGTGTCCGACACCCGCCACGACCTGGCCTGGTCGGCATCGCCGACGACAGACCGGCCGGTCGCCTCGTTTGAGATCCAGAAGTGGCAGCTGTCCGACAACCGGTACGACCCGCAGGCTTCGGTGACCGGCTCGGCCCGCGCCTACGTCGACAACGGCAACCACCCCAACGACCAGTTGGAGTGGCGGATCCGGGCCGTGAACGCGGCCGGCGCCTCCGCCTGGGTCTACTTCCCGGCGGTGTGGACCACCCCGGCCGCCGCGACGGGCGTGCAGGTGGCCCGAGTGGGAGCCGACGCGACGGTCTCGTGGACGATCAACGCCCGCGACGCCACCCACCAGGACTTGCGCTACCAGTCGTCGAGCGATGGCGGTGCCACGTGGTCGGCGTGGGCGTGGATCACCGGTCACACCGCGTTCTCGAAGGACGCGACGAGCCGGACGGTTGCCGCCGGAACCCTCAACCCGGCGCTGGTGCACCGGATCGGTGTGGTGTCGTCGCGCAGCAACCCCAGTCTCGGCATCGGCGACCTGTACGGGTATAGCGCCGCGTCGAGCCCGTTGCAGCTGCTCACCGCCCCGCAGGCACCCACCCCCCTCGGGCCGCAGGGCGCCGTGTCGTCGCAGGACGCTGTCGCGCTGCGTTGGCGCCACAACTCGGTCGACACCACCGCCCAAACGTTCGCCGAGGTGGAGCACCGCCCCGCCGGCGGTAGCTGGACCCTGGAGACGGTCACCGGCGCCGACCAGGAGCTCACCCTCCTGGTCGGCGAGTGGCCGGTGGGTGGCGTCGAGTGGCGGGCCCGCACGAAGGGCGAGCACGCCGACTGGTCGCCGTGGTCGGCGGTGGCCACGTTCCAGGTGGCGCAGCCGCCCGCGCTGGCGATCACCGACCCGACGAACGGGACGACCATCCCGTCGAACAGGTTCACCGCCACGGTCGCCTACTCCGACCCGCAGGGCGCCCCGATGGTCGGCTGGCGCGGCGAGCTGTACCGCGACGGGCAGCTCGTCGAAACCCTGACCGGCACGGGAGCCGCCAACCTCATCACGTTCAGCAGGGCGCTGGACAACGGCATCGCGTACTCGGCGAAGGTGTGGGCGACGTCCGGCTCCGGCCTCACCTCCGCCCCGGACGAGGCGACGGTCACCGTCGAGTTCGCCCGCCCGACCCGCCCCCTGCTCACGGCCGTGTGGGACGAGCCGAACGGCACCGTGCAGCTCGCAGCCACCAACCCGGAGGGCGACGTGTCCGCCTGGACCGGCACCCCGCACGAGTCCACCTCGACCCGCCTCCGGGCAGGAGCGACGGTCACGAACCTGGCCGTCAACCCGTCGTTCGAGTCCGACGCCGACCTGCCGGCCGGCGCCGTCGTCTCGACTGAGTGGGCCGCGTCCGGTACCCGCTCCCTGTATGTGCCGCACGGCTTCTTCGGCCTGTCCCCGTTCGGCACCACCCCCTTCGGACTCTGAGGAGAATCCCATGCCATTCCCTACTCTTCCCGCTGACGGCACGACGCCTTGGGGCGACCAACTGAGGTCATGGGGAGGGGCCGTGGAGGAGAGGGTCGAAACGGCCGAGTCAACCCTGGCCGACGCCGACGACCGCTACGCCGCGAAGGTAGACGGCGTGTACCCCATCCAGACGCAGACCCTGGCCGACGCAACCACGGCAGTGACGGTCCCGCTCGACGCACCCGAACAGCCCGTGGCATTCGTCCTCACGCAGGACGTGACCGGCGGACGGGCGGCCACCTTCGACGGCAACGCGCTCCCCATCAAGGGCGTCCCCCACGCCGAGACGATGGTCGTGTTCACGCCCATCGCAGGAACATGGTGGGCGAAGGTCGTTGACGGCATCGGCTCCGCGGGCGCAGTGGGCGCCTACGACGACGCTGTGGCCGCCATCGGCTCCGTGCAGTGCTACTACCCCCTCGACGATGCACCGGAGGCGACCACGGCCCGCAACCTGGGCACCTCCGGGGTCGCGCTCACCAAGGGCAACACCGCCGCATTTGGCGCTCTCGGCATCGGTGACGGCGAAACCTCCGCGACCACCGGGGCGTCCAACGGCTACTTCTTCACGTCAGCCGACAAGCCCCTGTCCGCCGCAGGGCTGGGCACATTCGCGGCCATCATCAAGCTTGACGACCTCAGCCTCAACCGTGGGCTGTACCAGGCGGGCATCAAGCTCTCCCTGCCCATGTCCGGCCTGCTGACGATGCTCGTCGATGGCGTGACGACGACCGCATCCATCGCACTCGTGGCGGGGCGCCGGTACCACGTCGCCGCAGTTGTCGACGGCACCGCCCACCGGATCTACATCGACGGCGAACAGGTGGGAGTCACGACCACCGCGACAGTCATCGTGGCGAACGCACTGAACAACCAGATCTGTCTCGACGGCGGCAACTTCTGCAACAAGTCGACGTGGGCCGGCGTGGTCGTCACCCCCCACGCACTCACCCCCGCGCAGATCGCATCCCTGGCGACGGCGGCTGGCCTGTGAACCTGCTGAGTCTCCTTGCGTCCTCCGGGGGCGCCGTCATTGCAGGGCACCCCGGCAACGTGCTGCCGCTGCGGAGCCTCACCCTGGCGCAGACCGTGGACGCCACGCCCACGCTGCGCACCGTCACCACCGCGCCGCTCACCGACCCGGATCTCGTGGCAGGCGGCGAACGGATCACGGCTGGCGATGGTCGGCTGAGGCTCATCGGCTACAGCGGCACAACGGACGGCATCCGACCAGAGGCGCACTCCTACGAGTTCACCTACACCGGGACCGAGCTGGCGTTCAGGCTCGACGCGTCGGGGGCCCCCTCGCCTGAGCGTGCCGTCCGCGTCTACGTCGACGGCGCACCCGTCACCGCTGGGATGGTCGTTGGCATCGTCGACAGCCAATACCGCGTGGCACTCGGAGCGGCCGGGCTCCGAACCGTCCGCATTGACCTGGCCCGCGTCGCCCTCACCGCCATCGACACCACCGCCGGCGCCATCGTCACCGCCACCCGTCCGCGCACGAAGGTCTACATCCTGGGCGACTCGTGGGTGCAGGGCTATTCCTACGTCTCCGACGGCGCCGCGGGCATCCAGAACGGGCCCGGGCTGGAGCACATGGCGTTCGTGACCGGGCGGCTGCTGGACGCGTCCATGGTCATCGGCGGCATCGGCGGTTCGGGCTACGGGGCACGGCAGGCGGAAGGGCTGCACTACGCGAGCGCCGCCCGCATGTCGCGCATCGTCGACCACGCGCCGGATTACCTGATCGTGTTCGGCTCCATCAACGACGACAACGACGCCGAATCGACGGCCGGCACCTACGCGGCCGAGCTGTACGCGCACGTCGCCGCCAACCTGCCAAGCTGCCGGATCGTCGTCGTGGGCGTGCAGGACTACGGGCAGGCTGGCGTCGTCACCGACTCGTCACCCACGGTCACCACCGCCACTGCCGCCGCTCCGAACGTCGCCGCCTACGTTCAGCCGCGGGTGCTCGACTGGGTACCGACCGGGGACTCGACGATCAACAACACCGCCTACAACAACGCGCACCTGACCGTGTACGGCAACAGGTTCTACGCCGAGAAGTTGCGCGACGTGGTGATGGGGGCCACGCCGTGAAATTCGTCCAGCGCCTCGACCCGAGCCAACCCGGTCGCGCCGCGCGGCCACCCAAGCAACGATAGGGAGCCAAGGACCGATGCCTGGAATCGCAACACTTGACGACCAAACCCTCCTCATCACCGCCCGCCACGCCGGGCAGACCGTCACCCTCAACGGGCAGGTCGCCGCCACCGCAACCGCCGACGGGCAGCAGCTGCGCGTCTACGGCACCGGCGAGGTATCCCTGGGCACCGGCTGGTGGGACCAGCTCGGCATCTTCGACGGCAACTACCAGGGCGACTGGTTCGACGGCGACACCCCCGCCACCGTCGACCCCGACGCCGCCCGCATCGAACGCTCCGACAACCAGGGCGCGACCTGGGCCACGATCGCCGACCGGCTGCCGCTCGGCGCCGGTGTCGGCGACGACGAGGTGCCGCTGAACCGCGACCCGCTCTACCGGGCGGTGTCCATCTCGGACCTCGGGGTGGAGCAGCCCGGGGACCCCGTCACCGTCACCACCGCCACCTCCCGCGTCTGGCTGCAATCCGACCTCGGGAAGATGTACGTCCTCGGCGCCGTAGACCTCGCCCCCAACCTGGGCAGCGAGCGCACAGTGGAGGACTACTGGGAGGACGAGTATCCGACCGCCCACTACGGCCGGGGGTCCACTGAGCGGGTGCAGGTGTCTGGCTCGTGGTACACCCCGGAGGACCTCGCGCAGGACCCGAAGGTGGCGCTCGGGCGAGACGTGTTCTACCGCGATCCCGCGGGCCGCGCGTGGTGGGGCACGGTCGGCCACATGCAGGGCTCCCAGCCGTGGGCCGGGCGGTACGACCTGTCGTTCGAGGTGGAACGGGTCACGCATGGCTGAATGGTGGTCGGCTGAACTACTCGATCGACGAGATCAGCGCATCCAGACTCTGCCTCGCGTCTCGGCCGGGAAGCTCTCCTGGTCGATCTTCAAGGCCGTGCCCGGCTCTGGTTCGATCGAGCTGACCCGGCACCCGGATGTCGCGATCGACTGGCGCCGCGGCGACCGCATCGCCGTCTGGCACCACAGCGACGAGACGATCACCCCGTTCGGCGTGTTCCTGCCGATGGTGTCCGGCTGGGAGCACGACGGCCCCGTCAGCCACGCCTCGATCATGCTCGCCGACAAGTGCGAGGCCCTGAACTCGGAGATCGGCGCCTGGCTCACGTATGAGGCGGGCGTTGTCGTCACCGACACAGTTGCCGCAATCATCCGGGACCGCGGCGAGACGAACTTGGCCGTCACCCCCTCGACGGAGACCCTCCGCACCGCCCTGTCGTGGGAGCCGAACGCCACCTGGCTGCAGGTCGTCAACGACCTGCTGGCGGCCATCAACTACACCTCCCTGTGGGTCGACAACACGGGTGCGTTCCGGCTCCAGCCCTACCTCGCGCCCGCGGACCGGCCAGCAGGCCCCACCTACGGCAAGCGCGCGCAGGGCCACCTGCCGCTGCGGAAGCAGTTCTCCGACGACATGCCCACCTACGGCCTGCCGACAGGATTCAGGGTCATCGTCCCCGGCAACGACACCACGCCCGGGCTGATCGGGAAGGCGGACCTGCCGCCGGAGCATCCCCTGTCGGCGCAGTCGCGGGGCATCACCGACTGGCTGCGCACCGAGAACGCGGACGCCGCCACCTCGCAGGAAGTCGCCGACCAGATCGCCGCACGCCGCCTCCAGGAGGCGCTGCAGGTCACCCGGCGGGCGACGATCACCCACCCCGTTGACGGCACCCAGATGAACGACGTCGTGACCCACGGGCCGCTGGCGATCACCGGCCCCATCGTGCAACGCGACATCACCCTCGGCGACGGCTCGGCCGGGGCGGGCGCTGTCGTCACCGACGCCATCCGCCTCATCTACACCGGAGGTGACCTCCCATGAGTGACATGCTGAGCAAGCTGCAGGCAGGCATGGACCGCCTCGCCGCCACGGTGGCGCTGGTCACGAAACCCCAGCGCCCAGTCCCGTGGGGCGAGTGGGCCATCGTCGACACGGTGACGCCACTGATGGTGGTGCTCGAGTCGGACGAGACCGAAACCCCGCGCAGCGTGTCAGGAAACGCCGCTGGGGTCCTCGTGGCCGACCAGCGCGTGTATCTGCTCCATCAGGGCACCGCCACCACGATCATCGGCAAGGCCTGACGTGGACTGGCTCGTCTCGGCGCTGCCCACCATCACCCCGCTCGGTGGCCTGCTGGCGCTCAGTGTGTGGATCGTGCGGCAGGTGGTCGTCGGGCTCCTGATCCCCGCCGCAACGCACGAGCGCATCCTTGCCAGCAAGGACGACACGATCCGCGTCCTCATCGAGGCTGGGGCCCGTCGCGACGCGCAAGCCGACAAGCTGCTGGCGACCTCCGAGACGACGCTGCACCTGCTGCGGTCCATCGCCCCCGAGGACGAGCGGTGAGTCGCCGGGCGCGCATGTGGTGGCGGCTGACCCCGCCCCGCATCAAGGCGCAGGTGGAGGCCGCCGACGAGCAGCTGGACCGGGCCCGCGAAGCGTTCGCCGTGGTGGCGGACCGGGAGCAGCGCGTGGTGGCCGTGTCCGCCGCACTGGACGCGGACCGGATCCGCAACGGCTACGCGGAGCGTGTCGCTACCGCGCTCGGAGGGAGATACCGATGGACGACCTGATCCTGCTGGCCGCCAACGTCGCGGCCGCCCTGCTGCTGGCCGGCTTCATGGGCATCTACTGGTGCCGTGCCCAGTGGTGGCGGTCCGCTCACGGCCGCTCGATCATGGCAATGAAGGCCGCCGTGCTCCTGGTGGCGTGCGGTGGACTGCTGCGGCGCTGCAACCTGGACGCGGAAGCGGACCACCTCCTGGTCGTCGGCTGGTTCGCGGTGGCCGTGGTGGTGATGTGGCGCACCTGGATGCTTTGGCACGACACGGCCCGCGTGGACCGCGCAGCGATCCGTGAACGCCTGCTCCGCGATGACCGATGACCGCCTGACCCGCGAAGCCGTCACCCAAGCCTCCCGTGCGCGCCGCGCGGAGGCCGAGGTTGATCGCGTCCATGACTGGATCGCTGACGGCTGCCCGCCCCCGCCACCTGTGCGCCCTGGATGGGCGCCCCGCCGGATCCACGCCCACTTCGACCCGCCCTACTCGCAACCGGAGGAACAATCATGAGTGACCCGTTCGTCAACGTCCACAGCAACGCATCCCAGATCATCTGGGACCTGGCCCGGAAGCTCAACGCCGAGGTGGCCCGATACGCCATCTGGATCGGTCGCGGCTGGGACCCGAAAAGCACCGAGCACGGCACCGGCCGCGCCCTCGACATCATGGTCTCGCCGAAGGTCAACACCCGCCCGACCGACACCCAGAAGGCCCGCGGCGACAAGCTCGCCGCCTACCTCGTCAAGCACGCCCGCACGATGCACATCCGGCACATCATCTGGAACGAGCGCATCTACCGCACGCGCTACGGCGCCTGGGGTCCGCTGCCGCTGACCGCGTCGCGATCGAAGAACTACGCCTACGGGCACTCCGACTGGCACCGCGACCACCTGCACGTGTGGCTGGAGGACACCGCCGGGGTGATCCCCACCGAGACGATCATCCTCGACAGCAGCTCGACCGCGCCGACCCCGACCGCCCCCGGCCTGCCCTCGTCGGGCGCCGACGGCTGGGACGGCAAGTCCTTCCCCGGCGCCTCGATCTTCAAGAACGGCGTGAAGCACGCCGCCACCCTGCTGCTGCAGCAGCGCCTCAAGGCCCACGGCCACAACCCGGGCGCCCTCGACGGCTACTTCGGCCCCAACACCTCAGCCGCCGTCGAAGCGTTCCAGTACAAGCAGGGCTGGACCGGGGCCGACGCCGACGGCATCCCCGGCCCCACCACCTGGACTCGACTAATGGCCGCAGTCCCCACCAAGCCCACCGTGTCCCTGTCGAAGCTCATCACCGCCTTCAAGGTCGACGCACCGAAGACCGGCACCCCGATTAGCTACCCGCCGACGCTCATCGTCGAGGCCGCACTCGTCCGTGAGGGCCTGCTCGAGGCGAAGTACTCCGACGGGCACGCCGGGACCGCCACCCGCACCGCCTACGCCGCGTGGCAGAAGCGCCTCGGCTACAGAGGTGACGACGCGAACGGCATCCCCGGCACAGCATCCCTGTCCAAGCTCGCCGCCAAGTACGGCTTCACCGCCACCGCCTGAGAGGACCACCATGACCAGCAGAGCATCTCTCGTCAGCGCGCTCATCACACAAGCGGTGATGGTGCTCATCTCCCTCGCCGTCGCCTTCGGGCTCCATCTCACCCCTGAGCAGATCGCAGCGATCGCCGGAGCCGCAGGCTTCATGGGCATCGTCGCCACCCTCGTCCTGTGGGCCTACACGGTCCCTCGGGAGAAGGTGTTGGAGGTCCTGATCGGCGACACGGTGGTGGCGGGCGAGGCGAACGACCAGGTGTTGTCCGGCACCGACATCAGACAGGTGGAGCCGAAGCGCGCCGCCTGA